GCAACTTGTCAGTAAAGCTGAAATAACTTTTAGTGAAAAAGTAACAAACGCTTTGAAAGAGAAAGTAAAGAATCATAATGCCAAACATTCTAAAAAAGTAACTTTAGGTCAATTAAAGAAAGTTTATAGAAGAGGTTTGGGAGCTTTCAGTTCAAGTCATCGTCCCGGCAAATCAAGAGCGCAGTGGGCAATGGCTCGCGTAAATACATTTTTAAGAATGCAAAGCGGAGGTAAAGTTAAAGACGCTTATCGTCGCGCAGATCAAGATATAGCTAACTAATAATATGAACGATAAGATAGTAGATATATATCATTACGATGATTTTGATGAAGAGGAATTTGTTCAAGCTTTTTCTGATCTACAAGAATTTGGTGTAAATGAAGATGAACAAAATTTAAATTATAGAGAAGATCTATTCGATTAAAATGAACATAGTAACTAAATTATTGACCTTTCAGAATCAAGTAAAAATACTGCATTGGCAAACCACATCTTATTCTGAACATAAAACTTTAGATGGTTTGTATGGCAATTTATCTGGACATATTGACGAATTCGTAGAAACATTCATGGGTAAATATGGAAGAATAATGGCTGAAAGTTCTTTTGCATTTAAACTAGAGAATTATAAAAACATGTCTCCAATGGCATTGATGTTAGAAATGGAATCTTATTTTATCAATGAATTACCAACCATGCTTAATGCCAAAACAGATACAGATCTTCTTAATATCAGAGATGAAATGCTCGCATCCGTAAATCAAACTAAATATCTACTAACTTTAAAGTAAAATGAATATATCAGTAAATTTTAGCAACGAGATTCGCGCCGCAAAAGATAAGAAAGTTCTAAACAAGCCTTTTAGAACTTCAAAGGGGCCTAAGAAATTTTCTGTTTACGTTAAAAATGAAAAAGGCAACGTCGTAAAGGTGAACTTTGGTGATCCAAATATGGAGATTAAGCGCGACGATCCAGCCCGTAGAAAGAGTTTTCGCGCTCGCCATCAATGCGACACCAATCCCGGTCCTCGTTGGAAAGCTAAATATTGGTCCTGCAAAATGTGGGAATCTAAAAAATCAGTTACCGATTATACCACAAAAGGATCTATAGATGATGTTGTCCATCAATGGGACGGCATTACTCTTTGGGAAGAAGCGGATCTTATTAAAATAGCTCCACATTTATCTCAAGCTCAAGAAATTACCGAAGAAATTGAGAACGAGTCTGAAGAAGGAAATGAAGAAGCCGCTGAAATGGCTATGGCTCAATTGGCTTACATAGCAGACAACTCTAAAGATCTTCTTGAAAAGCTTCGCGCCAATCCATCTATGGCTGAAGAAATTGAACCTTGGGTTCAAAGCAAAATCACATTGATGGAAGATTATCTTTTCGCTGTATATAACTATCTTGTTTATTCTCAAAAAGAAGATGAAAAAGAAATGGAAGTTGAGAATGAAATGGAAGCTGGTATGCGCGTATTAAATATTAACGCTTCTTGCAAACACTACAACAGCGAAGGTTTTATTAAAGAAATTAAAGATCTTCCAAATGATATGGGCAAAGTAGTTGTTTACGAAGTCATTAACGAAGGAGCCAATTTCAAAAAAGGCGATATTTTAACAAAAACAATAAACCAAATTAAAATCCTAGAAGGTAACAAATAATATGAAATCTAATCTAAAATTCGATAATAAAAATTTCGTCGCTGAAGTTTCACTTTCAAGCATGATAGAAGAAGATGAAATGGAAATGCACAGCGAATACATGAGCGAATGTATGCTCAAAGATGAATCTTTGACTAACACCGCTGGCATGAGTACAAGCGATGCTAAGTATATGTGCGGAATGTCATATATGAAGAATCGTCCAATGCTCAATGAAATGGCTGGTCAACTTACAGAGAAACAAAAAACTCTTCCTCCAGCGCTTCAAAAAGCTATTTTAAAGAGAATGCAAAAGAAGGGTGTTTTAAATGATGAAGGAAAGAAAGAAGCTGGCGAATCACCAGAGGCTGAAAAGTCTGAAGCCGCTCAAATAGCTGTTTTTCCAGAAACCCCCGCTCCTCCATCAGGAAACATTACTCCAGATGCAGCTATCGAAGGTTTGAAGATAGATGAGAAACTAAAATTAGAACAAGAAAAATCTGCTCCTAAAAACCCCGGCCTTCAAAGTCCCACTTTCGATCCAAAAGCTTAATAAAAAATAAATCAAAACAAACCGTCAGGAAACTGACGGTTTTTTGCTGTTGACATCTATAGACTTTCTGATATCTTCAAACAAGATGAATAAGAGAGAGCTATTAAACAAGCTTTTGCGTATTCCAAAAAAAGTTCATCCATCATTTTGGGGCAAACAATTTAGAATATTAAATTCTCTACTTAAGAAGTTTCCTGATATGAAATTCTGGGAACAACTTGTTGTTGTTAAAGTTGATTGCCTTACTTTGTATGCTGGAGAAGATGCTAATGGAATAGCCGATAAATATAAGAAATATATTTTTCAACCTGAATTAAAGAATGTTGAAGTTAAGCTTGGCGAAAAAGCTGGACAAGACTATAATATTACAGTAAAACCTAAAACAATAAAAGATTTTCTAAAATGAGTAAAAAGAATAATAAAGAAGAAGTAGATAGCAGCAAGATTACGACATCTCAAGATCAGCTTAAAAGCTTCTTGAAGAACAATAAAGAATCTCATTACAATTTTGAACCTAGTATTGATTACAAGGTTTCAAGCGGCAGTTTATTGCTTGATTACTTTTTGTCTGGCGGTCTTGGAACTGGTCTTCATCGGTTTTGCGGAATCAATGAAGGCGGCAAGACAAGCTGCGCTCTTCAATTCATGAAGAACTTTTTGGATCAACCAAAGAAGCGTAAAGGCTTTTATATTAAAGCTGAAGGCCGATTGAGCAAAGAGATGATTGAACGATCTGGAGTCAAGTTCGTATTTAATGAAGACGAATGGGTTGATGGAACTTGTTTTGTATTTGAATCTAATATTCACGAAACGGTGTTCGACGCAATGCGTGAGCTAGTAGGAAAGAATGACGAAAAGATTCAATACTTCTTCCTGCTCGACTCTGTTGATGGATTGATTCGTAAGGGTGATCTTGATAAGACTTTTGAAGAGTCTCAAAAGGTGGCTGGCGGAGCGGTTATTGCCGCCGATCTAATGAAGCGTATTTCTATCGCACTACAAAAGCGTGGACATATCGCAGTATTTATTTCTCAAGTTCGTGCTGATATCAAACTTGACCCATACAGCAAAGCTCCCATTCGCCAAACCACCGCTACAGGCGGCAACGCTTTGTTGCATTTCGCAAACTGGATTTTCGAATTCGACGCTCGTTTTAAGGGTGATCTAATTCTTGAAGATCCTAATGCTTCTTACGATGAACAAAAGAATCCATATCTTGGACATTTCGTTAAGATCGTAGTTAAAAAGTCTCCAAACGAGAGAACTAACTGTACTATTCGTTATCCAATTAAATATGGAAGAAAGAATGGTACTTCTAAATGGGTAGAAAAGGAAATCTTTGATTTTCTAACTATGTGGGAAATTGCAATTAAGAAAGGAGCTTGGATTAGCTTTGATGAAGAGTTCCTAAATACTTTGAAAGAAGCTGGTTTCACAGACTTTCCTGCTCAGATTCAAGGAGCCGCTAAGTTCGAACAAATTGTAAACGATAATGAAAAGCTCAAAAATTTCTTTTTCAAGTACATCAGTGAAAACCTACTAAATTTTGGCGATGGAATTTCTATCTCTGAGTAATAAAAAAAGACGCTGCAAGAATGCTCGCAATTATTTAATTGATTGGGGAGCGCATAGTCGCAGTAAATTTCAGGCTGAAGTTAAGAAATTTCTGCGAAACTATTGGCAGCATAACATTGTGTTTGAAGAGTTTCCTATTGTTGGGACTCGTCTTACTTTGGACTTTTATAATGCTAATAAGAAAATAGCGATAGAAGTCCAAGGTAGGCAACACACTGGTTTTGTTAAATTCTTTCATGAAAACAGAATGAACTTTCTTCATCAACTTAATAGAGATAAGAAAAAAGAACGTTTTTGTGAACTTAACGAAATTACACTTGTAACTATATTCGAAAACGATACAATAAATAAAGACCTTTTCGAGAGTCAAGGTGTAATATTATAACATGAAGAAGGATTCACAATCAGAGAGTTTCAAACAATTTAAAATTCCTGAAAACTATTTTAATAAGCTGTACGAGTTTACTGGTTCAGATGAATCCTCTAAAGGATTTATAGTCGCTTATGTCTCTCAAGATGGATGCCCAATGATTTATACTAAAGTTGCGAATCCAATCGTAGAAATGGGACTCGTCAAGGCTTTGGAAAAATATTTAAACGAAGTCAATAACGAGCAAAATTCCATTGACATGAGCGACGAGCCATGATAACGTGCGGTCGGAATGATTTATTCGTATGACTTAGAGACTCAGTTGCTCGCTGGACTGATTAAATATCCAGAAAGATACGCTGATGTCGCGTCTTTCATAACTGAGAAAGATTTCTGGAGTGAAAGCTCCAAGATAAATAGAACTATTTTTTGCGTACTTCGTCAAGCCATTGATAATGGTGAAAAAATTGATGACGTAGTTATCTCTCAAAGAGTAAAGAATTTCGGAGTAACTTTTGAAGACAATATCAATCCATCGGATTATATTGAATCATTGTCTCTCAAAAAGCTTTCTCCAGAATCTATAATTAGCGTTGCGAAAGAATTAAAGAAATACACCATTCGTCGTGAGATCGCGATGTGTGGCGCAGAAATCAATAAGAAGATGAAGTCTATATCTCCATCTTCTGATTACAACGTCATTATTGAAACCGCTGATAAACTTTATAATGATCAAATTAATTTGTACGAAACTGGAGCGGATCAGCCAGAAAACATTTTTGATGAAATGGAAGCTCTCGTTGAAGAGCGTGGAAACAATCCAGTAGCTGAATTTGGATTTGTTGGTCCTCATCCAAAGACACAAGAAATGTATGGTTCTCTTTTGAGACCGGGAAATATTACTGTTATCGTTGCTCGCTCAGGTGTTGGTAAAACTCAATTCTGTTTAGATTTTACCACTAAAGTATCTGAACAACATGAAGTTCCAGTTCTTCATTTTGATAATGGAGAAATGAGTAAAGAAGAACTTATTTTCAGACAATGCGCTGCTATGTCTAAAGTTCCAATGTATCTTCTTGAAAGCGGCAATTGGCGAAAGGCTGGTGCAGAAATTGTAGATAATGTTAGATCAGTTTGGAAGACCATCAATAAGCGATATAAACATTTATATTATTATAACGTAGGTGGCAT